GTCCGTCGTAGTGCTATGATTTCATTGAGTAATTTGTCAGATGACCGTATGCGTCATGCTAAGAGCGGTAAGTGGTATGAGCAAGACCCACATAGAGGGCTGGCTAACAACTCTGTCGCCTACTCTGAGAAGCCTGACAGTATGTCATTCATGCGTGAGTGGATGGCTCTGGTGGAGTCTGGTTCAGGTGAACGAGGCATCTTCAATCGACAGGCAGCAAAGGTGCAAGCTGGTCTTAATGGTCGCCGTAAATCAGATGCAGAGTTTGGCACAAACCCTTGTTCTGAAATAATTTTATTACCAAATCAGTTTTGCAACCTCAGTGAAGTAGTAATAAGGTCAACAGATACGCTGAAAGACTTAGAACGGAAGGTACGCCTAGCTACGATCTTGGGTACTATTCAGGCTACCTACACAAAATTCCCCTACCTACGGAAGATATGGGAGAAGAATACCGCAGAGGAGCGTCTACTGGGCGTCAGTCTTACAGGTATTATGGATAACCCTCTAATGACTACTGCTAATAGAGGACTTGATAAAACTTTGAGGCATTTAAAAGATGTTGCTATTAACACTAATGCTGAGTGGGCTGAACGCCTTGGCATCCCTGTTGCTGCTGCTATCACTTGCGTTAAACCTTCGGGTACAGTATCACAACTGGTTGATTCCGCCTCTGGTATTCATGCTCGTCACAGCCCCTATTATATTCGTACTGTTCGTGGTGATAACAAAGACCCACTAACACAGTTTATGAAAGATCAAGGCATTCCCAATGAGCCAGAAGCATTTAAGCCTGAACAGACTACTGTGTTTAGTTTTCCAATAAAATCTCCAGTAGGGGCGGTATGTACCCCAGACACCACTGCGATTGAACAGTTGGAGATGTGGTTGATGTATCAGCGACACTGGGCGGAACACAAACCTAGCGTGACTATAAATGTCCAAAAAAATGAGTGGTTTGATGTGGGGGCATTTGTCTATAAGAATTTTGATGAAATGAGTGGGGTTAGTTTTTTGCCATTTGATGATCATACTTACCAGCAACCCCCGTACCAAGATTGTTCTAAAGATGACTATGAAGCTCTCCTATCTGTTATGCCTGAAAAGATTAATTGGGCGGACTTATCGAACTACGAAAAGGAAGATACTACTGTCGCTATGCAGACTATGGCGTGTAGTGGAGACAGTTGCGAATTAGTAGATATATCTGCTTAAATCTTTTATTTTCCTATAAAAAAAGCCCCCAGATCACTTGACCTGAGAGCATAAAAACACTAAATTAATTCTCGAATAGGGCTAAAGATTGGTCGCCTTGTTCGTTGGTTGGAAACCCCTGCTTTGGTTGGCGGGGGTTTCTTTTTTTGCTTATCGTGCATTTCCATTTTCGTCATAGATTAGCGGGTTACCTTCACCAAAAACATCGTAAGCAGTTGGTGCATTTACAAGGTTCAAGTCCATCATTTGATCGTCTATGCTTACTGTTGGGTTTGTCTGATCTTGAGTATTACCTGTGACGGCACTGGGATAGGCAGTGCGCATAGTACTCATACTTTCTCCCACTTTATTGACCGCAGCGGACGATGCGGCAGACACTGAGCCGGAGATACCCAGTTCTTTTAACATCAACGAATACTCTTTTGCGGATTGGAACGCGGTCTTCCTTAGTTCCGGGTTTTTGGAGAACATACTGGCAAGCAGCTTAGGCTGTTTAAGAAGATTTTGCATTTCTACAGCCTGTTTACCTAAAGGAAACTGATCGATGTATTTCTTGAAGAATGCAGAACCAATGGCCGCTGCCTGTAGGCTGGCATTACCAGAGCCAAACAAGACACCAGCATTAGCACCCGCTAGTCGAGCAATGTTTTTCTGGATGTCTGGGGTCTCTGCAATAGCTCTATCAAATATCTTAGGATCTCGTATACTCTTCTCAATTACCAATCCTTCGCTGAGTAAGTTAACTATAGCTTCCATCTCACTAGCTTCTAGAATGCCGTTGCTCACCATGACATCTAATACGTTGACATCCCCTTGGCGTCCACTGACAGGCTTTAAAAGGTTTTCAGATATCTTGAGTATATCAGGGCTACCATCACTTTTGACAGCACCTCTAAATAACTCATCCATTGTAGCGTTTCGGAAATCTATTTTAGCGTCAGGAGTAATAGCTTCCTTAGCCAACTTACTAAAAGTTTCTATTGGGGTGTTTGTAGCGAGAGCCTGACCAATAGCCTCTGGCAGCTTTTCGTTGTTAGCAGCCAAGCTTAGGTCTTCCACAAGTCTATCGGCAGTTCTCTGTGCATCATGTATGGATAGTATATCATCCCGAAGGTTAGGGAACTCAGCAATCAGCTTCTGGTTATTTTCCATAAAGGTGGTTAAAGCTTCCGGCGTAATGACATTGTCTATGCCAGCAAGCTCTCTAACCTTACCTCGTAGAAACTCTTCCTGCGCTGCCGACATATCATCCCCTAGACTTATAGGAGTGTTGTCAGCCTCAGTGGTAAGGGCTTGCTGGTTAGGATCACCGCCTTCGTTTAGGACAAACTCTTCGTCAGGGGCTTCTGCATTATTACGATTATAAGTAGCTCCTTCAGGACGATTAAACATCTCATCCAATCTTGAGCCGTCTTGAGAACCTTCGGGAGGGAATATTACTGTGCCATCGTCGGTAGTAAATCCTTCTCCAGCTTGTCCTGTTGGATAAGAAGTATTCTCTGGGTAAATTACACCTTCATTAGTGGCTACATCTCTACCGCCTGTGGGACCACCCTCTGGGGCAGGTAAACTTCCAGCATCTGCATCAGCCGCATCGCGGGCGCGTATTGCATCTACACCGGGAGCTACTTCGTCTGGGAACTCAGAGGCCTCTCGTAAGTCTTGGAACTTGTTGTTGGCCTGATCTCCTCCGGCATTGAACCCTTCTTCAAGTAGTTCACTATCTCTAATACTTGTACCGCCTAGCTTCTCGGTTGATAGAGCATCTTTAGTAAAATACCTAGTAAACCTTTTGTTAAGCTGCACACTAAATCCACGGGCTAAGTCAACGGCATCCCCGGCAGCACCTTCCAGCTTATTAAGCTCATCGATACCTGCACCAGCAAGTTCATCGAATAGACCTGCTTGGAAGTAGTCATCTGAAGCACCAGCCTTCCTTGAGTTGGAAAGCATAATAGAACGGAACTTTAAAATTTCGGATACGGAAAGACCTTTACCAGATTTAATTTTCTGGCTCATTGCATTGATGGCCTCATCAATCTGACCACCACCAGCAATAGTCATACCATCCAAAAGCTTATCACTATAGATTTTATCAATGACTTCTGAGATGGCGTCACCAGATACTACCTGACCACCGTCTATGCGGCCCCATAGATAAGTCTCCATCTCACGCATATTGGTTTTTGCGTTAAACAAAGTCTTCTGTGCCAATACGGATGCAGCCGCTTTGTCTGAACCCATTACAGCCTTCATAGCCTCTGCTACATTACCAGTGGCATTAGCTAGGGTAGCATCAATCATAGAGGAGTAGGCCCGTGTCCTGAGTGCCTGTGCAGCGGCAGTGTTACCTGCCCGTGCCAGTAATTCAGATACCTCAAGAATACCTGAGATAGCTTCATTAGCCGTATTCATGGTTTCTTGTCTAAACTGGGGGCTTTGTCCCATCATCTCTTTTTGCATCGACTGCAATACAGGGTTGGTAGTTAAATTACCTACGGACATACGGCCTACTACTTCAGGAGTATTTTCCCCTAGAGCCAGCGCAGCTTCAATATCTGAGCGCATACGTTCAACTGTATACAACTCAGCCTCTGCCTTGAGAGAGTTTGCTAGTTCAGTATCTCCGTTTTTAGCAGCGACTTCCGCCTCTTTTAATAAAGAAGTTCTCCCCTGATCTGCGGCCTTTAGAATTTGTTCATATGCACCCATACGGGCGGCATCACTACTTAGACCCTTCATAACCTGATTACCTAAAGATTTTACTCCTTGGTAAGCCATAGAAGCGGGGCTGTATTTTGCGATAGTAGGGGCGTTACCGCCTACCAAAGCGCCCAATACTTCTGCACCAGCCATCACATAGGGATTGTCTCCAAAGTCCAGTACCTCGGCAGTGGCGGCTACACTAGCTGCACCTGTAGTGGCTGCGGCTTCCCCAGTTAAAAACGCCTTGGGATTATTACGAATGCCCTGCATCATAGGATTAGAAAGACCAATCCCTGACTTAGCGGCTTTTAAAGCAATTGCTGTTGGAGCTAGATTTTCCCCAACAACCCGTCCCGCAGTATAGTACCCCCGGTATTGATCTGGGACTTCTTCTCGGCTGACATATTTAGTCTCTGGAAGACCTACGGCTCTTTCCACTGGATTAACGACAGCTTCTATACCACTGCGTATTGACTCGGCTCCACCAAATGGTTTGGTGCTGGAGAACAAGTAGTCTTCTGGATTAGTACTTAATTCTGTACCTGCCGCATAGTTAATACCCTTACGCACGCCACCTTCAATGGCTTGTTGTGTAGAATTTATTATATCTACAGGTAAGCCTATCAAGTTAGTTAGACCTGTACCTGCACCCGCATAAGCGGCCTCTGCGCCACTGTTGATGTCAACCCTAATTTGCTTACCTGAAGTAATAAAATCTAATAGATCACTGGAATTTACTCCCGCTTCTATCGCAGCCTGTAGGTCTAATACATCTTCGTTTACGTTAAGTGTTCCGCCACCATCTTTTACTAGGATATCTAATATTTCCTGATCACTAGCTCCATCTGATCTAAACTTTTTAATCAGGCCCACATCTATTTCATTTGCCATTAGTCGGTTTCTCCAGATGTTTTATTTGGGGTTGATATAAAGGAGCTAGGCAGAGCAACTGGCTCAACTGAACCCTCAAAAGCCTCCAACACCGTAAGATATGTTTTCTCTAATTCCCTTAAAGAAGCTCTTGTAATTGTACTCTGAGAAATTTGAGCTTTTGCAACTGTGTTAGACTTTAGCGCCTTGTCGAGAAGTTTTAGACTTGTTTGAATACTACGAAGAGTTTCAACAGTCTTGTTTCTAGCTTCAATTGGACCCTCAAACACACGGGCGGGTTCAGGTAGAGTTGCAATAATTTGTTGCTTATTCCAGACACTATCTCGTAGACCTCCAGCGGTAGCGGCTGCTAGGTTGATAAGAGTATTCAGGCGAAGATTACTCATAAAGGTAATTGCTTTGTTTTGCTCGGCTCTAAATTCTGCCCCAAATATATCACCAGCTTTACCTGCAAGCTTATTAAGCGCACCACTCAGACCAAATGCTCCTTCTAGGCCCGTTAAGTCTTCTACTTGTATTTTAAAGGCCTCATTGTTCTGTACTTCAGCGGCGGTGAAAGTAATTTGCTCACCATTTACTGTCAGTGTTAAGCCGTCTTCTTTCCAGTTAGGGTTAAATTGGCTGTACACTGCATCAAGGCTGTCCAAATTGCTTTGTTGTTCCGTGGAATTTCCAGAGGAAACTTGCTCAGAAGTACCCTGACTGATGTCAATGACTATAGGCTGACCTGCAAAGTTGGTAGATACTTTAAGTACACCGTTTTCAATTTGCGCCGCAGTCTTACGATCAACGTCTAGATCGGCCATAATCTGGGCAATGCCATCTAGTTTAACTCCGCTCCATCCCTCTTGTTCCAACTGATTTTGTTGTTCTTGATCTAGTACTTTTATTTCTTGTCCGTCTTTATAATAAGTACGGGCAACGTATTTTTCTTCGTTGGTTTTAACTATGCTGAAGCCCATTGCTAAAGCGTTTGACATTTCTAAGGAATCTACAACTCGTATTTCTTTGTTACCGTTATAGAGGGTACGAGGTACAAAATCTTTTACCGTAGCTGGCTTAACCTCGCCAAAGCCTGCGTCAGTATACCTATCCATGTCGGCCTGTGTGAATACTTGCACCTGTTTACCATCATCTGAATACAAAGTCCGGCTGCTAAATTTAGGTGCGTTCGCAGGTTTAATTGCACTGAAGCCATCGTCTATTGCCGCATTCATTTCAGCTTGACTTTGTACTACTTGCTCAGTTCCGTCCGCTTCATTGTACAGAGTGCGCGGTTTAAACTCTACCGCTTTCGCAGGTTTTGCGGCTTGCCATCCAGAGGCAATAGCCTTGTCATATTCTCCCTCGGAGAATACTTTTAGTTCTGCACCATCTTTGTAAACAAATCTGCTTTCAAAATCTTGTTTAGCCGCAGGCTTGACAGCCGACCATCCGCCTGTACCAAGGGCTGCGTTAAGATCATCTTGATTATATACCTCCAGTTCTTCCCCATCTTTATACAAGGTTCGCGGTACAAAGTTAGGAGTGTTGGCAGGTTTTTGATTAGTCCAATCATCGTTTAAAAGTTTATCTAATTCTTCTTGAGTGAAAACTTCTATCGAAGCGCCGTCTTTATAGACAGTCCTTTTCTGGAATTTAGTTGGGTCTGATCCTTTTACTAAGCTAAAGCCATCAGCCAAATACGCGGCTTCTTCTTCAGCGGTACGGGCGATAACTTCACTTCCGTCCGGCTTATACAAGGTAGTAGGTTCGTATGTCTTTGCGTCAGTCAGAGAAGCAAGTCTACGTTCTAGCTCTGCCCTGCGTTCTGAAGTAATAGAGGGGTCACTAAGCTCAAAGCGGACTTCATCAAGCTGCATACTTAGTACGTCTTTTCCTCGGCTACCGCCAAATTCTATAGTGCCTGTACCTTTTTCCTGTTTAAGTATCTCCCGCGTCTGCTTATCCACATCGCTCTCAGGCAACATATCAAATGGAACTTCGCCGGGAGCTACTTCCATAGATGGCACAGTACCTTCACTGTAAGTGCTATACTGCTTCATATGAGCTTCTAAATCAGAGAAGTCGGTAAAGTTACCGCCCCTAATGACATTCATAATTGCAGATTTATTTTGGGGACTAGCGTCTTGCCCAGTACTCGTAAAATAGAAGTTTGCTAGTTGCTCACGTTCTCTTTCGCGCTTATCCTCGGCATCCTGTTTGGCTTTAGTAGCCCGTGCCGCAACCCTAGCTTCCTGACGCTTAACCCGCTCTTCCTGCCGCTTCTCTTCATCCTGCTTTTTTAGGCCGTAAGCTAATTCATCTACAAAACCCTGAAAAGGATTTGTCTTCTTTTTGTAGCCGCCTGAAGCTATACCTGCGCGTACTTTTGCAGCCTCTGTCTTAAAGCTCATCTTTAGGCTCCTCTTCTACCATAGCACCAAGCATAGCCGCCTGTTCATCTTGGGGCGCTGCTATTGTATCAGGTCGGGTCATTAGACCCTCTACAGGAGCCTCCGGGGACGCCTCAGTAGCTGCTTCGTCTGTCTGTGGGGTTGGTTCAGGTTTAGATGCATCCATAAGCCCTATAGAGGCTCTTAGCAGGGTAGGGGTAAGTACAACCCGGTCCTTATCCTCAATCCCCATCTCATACTTAATGCCTACGTCCTTAGCGGCTATCTCAATGTAACGGGCTAAAGGTCCAGCAATCAGGACGGCTAGGTCGATACCTATCTTACCCTTGCTGATGGCCTGTAGAAGAAGCGTGGAGACAACAGTAGTGATGTGGGCGTCTATACCCAACATTGCATATACTACTTCAATTTGTTCTGGCTCATCGATCTTATCAATCATGTAGCCTACAGCTTCATCGTAATCGACTAAGTCGGGTGGCCTATGCCAAGAGTAATTTCGGGTATCTGCCGTAAAATTTGCGCCGGGAATAGGAGCCTCAAACCTCATCTTCCATCTCCTCTTCCTTAGCCTTCGTGCTATCCGTAGGTTCTTCCAACAAATCTTCTTCTAATTCGTCAAAATACTCAGGGGTGAAGAACAAGCCTTCTTCACTTATCTGGCTTGTGTTCATGGGCATCTTGCCCTTCATAAACATTTTGATTGATTTCTTGATTGCTTCATCAAACGTCATTGTTAATCATCCCATAATTTACCCGAAGATATCCGTTGTGATCCTCGACTACGGCCTTCGGATGCGTCTTCTGCACTTCTTGCGCCAGTACTCCAAAGGGAGGGAATTGGTCGGCTCCAACTCGTTTGCCTTCAGCATTCCAATCCCAAGTATAAAAATTAATACCTTTTAAAGTGTCGTAATGCTGGATGTTTTCTTTCAGCCTAACGTCTGATGAAGGTAAAAAGTTCTTCAGCCAGCTTGCGCCAGTGCTGGTCCCCAAGAAAGCGCCACCTAATTGTAGTATGCTATCCATAAATCCGCCGCCGGAAGACTGTCCCGACTGCGCGGTCATCTGTGCGGTCAACAATCTAAGCTCACGCTCCATATCGTTGTCGGTAGTCTTCCAGATTAAATCTAGTAGGCTATCTGTGCTATCCCAAAGCCTATTCTGGGCTTCCTGTGTTATGTCGAGGGCTGCTTTTACATCTGTTGTATGGGCATCAACCATTATCTGATTATTGGCAGTCTCTACGGTCTGCCGCCACTTAGCATTACTTCTGTCAATTTCATTTTGAAAAGTTACATTAAACTTTTGGCGGTCATTTTTCATGTCCGAATTATACTGCGCAGCGTCATTAGTTTCGCCTGCATTAAACTTCTTTAAGGCATTCATCTCAGATGAGTTGTGACGCTGTGCAGATACTGCAAGTTCACCCCAAAACTTATTAGCGTCATTTTCATTATCCGCCGTAAACAACCGTTGTGCATTGATAGCGGCAGTATTATCGAACAGGGACTGAACATAGGCGGCTCGGTTTATTACCTCTGCCTGTTGATCGTTAGTTAAGTTTTGTAGGTCCATCTGCATAAAGTTTTTGGCGTTTTGTATTGCCGCCTGTGTCTTAACATCTACGTTGTTCATCTCTAAGTTGGATAAAACATTAGCCTTGTTAATTACGGCTTGCTGACGGTTGTCTAAATTCTTGATGGTCAGCGTTTGGAAAAAACTTGCGTCCTTCTCGGCCACACCTAGAGTAGCTTCCATAATTGCATTACTAAAAGCTGCCGTTGCCGCAGTACCTGATATACCATTGAAGGCTACAGATTTTGAGGCATCGCGGTGCATAGACTGCGCCCAAGCGGGTATAGTAGGGTTGCCGTTAGAGTCTTTGAACTCTTCCGATATAATCTTCATTTGACCTAAGACAGTAGCCTTAGAGTCGGTGTAATTACCTTCACCTAGCTTCTGGGCAAACAACTTACCTGATATTGTACTCGTATCAATCACAGAACTAATGTCTTGAGAGGCAAAATCATTTAGAGCTTCGCCTAGAACACTGCGTGTGCCGTCTGCATTTACACCAGTGGCCGCACCTTCGATGTCGGTAATCAGGTCATTGGCATCTACTAATGCATCATCACTTACCGTCCCGTTGACTGCGGTTACCATTTCTTTGTCAGTAAGCTCTATCATCTTGGCGTCATAAGTAGCTGTGTCTGGTTGCACTACGTCTGCTACCGTGGCTGCATCGCCCGTAGAAACGGCAGTGTACCCGTCATTTTCACCTAGACTGTATCTCGGATCATCAGGGTCAAGAAGTGTACCTTCCGCATCCGCATCGATGGTTGGCATAATATCTGCCAGTTTAAGACCCTTATCATTTAAAAACTTATTAGGGTCTTCAATGATAGCCTTCATGTCTTCTTGTGACTGTATAACTCCGGCTGCTTTAGCCATCTCTATTACTTCGTCGGAATTGATTTCTACATTACTAGGTGGTTCTGTGGCGGCGTTATCTTCGGCCTCTGCTAAAAGCGCATCGGCTTCGTCATCATTCCCTTGATCTCGGAGATCTTGGGCCATCGTTGCGTAGCGAGTAGTTGCTTGGTCATAATCGTCCATGCCGGGATAGTTACCATTTGCATCCTGTGATAATTTATCATAGACCTTACCGTCTATAACCTCAACTTCGTAGGGCATTCCAAGGAAGTTGTATGAATAAGACATCCCGCCTTCGCCAGCTTTGGTATATATTTGCCGACCACCGATTACACTGCCCTGTTTAATGTCGGCCTCTGGATCAAGGCCATTTGCCCAGCCCATGAGTTTACCAGCTACAGTAGCCACTGCCGTCACAGGTGACGTAAATCCTAGAATGGAAGCTATTGTGCTTGGGGCTGAACCCGTTGGTACAAAGTCGTTATTTTTATTACCTGAAATGTTACCGGAATTTGTATTGATGCTATTCATGGAACCCGTGTAAATGGATTTACCATCGTCATCACTACCAAACCCTCCAGAGGAGTTTGCCGCAACTACCTGACCTGCATTATCACCGCTGTCATACGTCAATGTACCGCTTACATATGAAGCGCCATCATTGGGGGTAAATACGTTTGCTACGCTTTCAGTGAAGCTGTTGCCACCGCCGAAGGTATCTTCCCAAATGCCCATTAGATTTTATCCTTTTCCTCGTTACATCTACGGATACGATCACGAAGGTAGATGTAGTTTTTGACAGCCTCATCGATTGCCGTAGCCTCGGCGGGAAGACTTTCTAATTCGTCAGCTAATTGGTTGTTGAACCGCTCATCGTACTGCGCAATTTGGGGGCAGTATATTTCAAGCTGGGTTCTATAAACCGTTTTTGCGCAGCCTGTCAGTAATAGACTTGCGGTCAGTAAGAGTATCGCTCTCATTGTCTGCCATCGCCTTATAAAAATCAGACGCCTTTTTCTGCGCCTGTAGTTCATCAGTCAGAACTTTGTTCTTTTCTTTTGCCCGTCCTTTGATCTGCCCGAAGACGTAGATAATGGGCAGGGCCAATGCTAAAGTGGCAATGATGTACATCTTAATTTTACCAAAGATGAACACTAGTGGACGCCTTCTTTATTATCTTTGAAACGAGCGTATGCAGCCAAAGCGATACCGCCGATTGCACACACCAAGAAGATTGTTTTTAACATAGGGGCGTAAGCTACCAGACCTTGAATTTGGCCTGCTACCTCGTTCATTGCAGTAGCCGCACCAGCGATCCCGGCCCCCGCCATTGTCTTGGACTTAGCAAGGGATTTAGGAGCCTCTGCGGTAGGTTTCTGTGGCATCTGCGGCCCACCTTCATCGGAAGGTAGTTGAGCCTCACGGGCGAAGATAGCGGCCTCTGCGGTGCGGCGGCGTGTTAGACCACGAAGCGGTGTTAGTTTGCCATCGACACGGGCTTTGTTCCACCGCATAATCTGTTCAGGGCATTCGTCGTACTTTCCAGCGTTCAGGCGTTTCAGCAAGGTTGATGATCGGAACGCACCACCGCCTAAATTGAATACAAATGAGGTCAAGGAATCATACTGTGATTGAGTCAAAGGTACATTAACGTACTTCTTAACAATCTTGCCGTGTTCCTCTAAGTCCTCAATCAGACGCATTTCGGCATATTCTTTAGTCCACTTAACTCCAGAGCGTACCCCTTTGGTCGCCCCAAATCCGCAAGTCCACTTTCCGCTCGGACAACGGTAGGCGTGTACTAGGCCATCGTCTTTTACTTTGTGCAGACCTTCAAACTTTTTAACTAGTTCTACGCAGTCTTTTGATACTGTTGTTGGATGCATGATTTATCCTGTTTGTGTGAATGGAGAGGCAAAGCCACTGGCGGGGGTAGGTGACCCCATGCTGGCGTTGCTCCCAGCTACGTTTTGCACGTTGTTAATTTGTTGCAATGTTTGACGAAGATTTATCACATCGGTGGAAATACTGTTCCCTGCAACATCAGATGTATTTATGTTTATGTTACCAAGTTCATCCATGAAGCGCCGGGTGACATTGCCCTGTTGATCAGTACTTGCCTGTGCAAGACGCCCGTTTTCATCGAATGAGTTTCCTAGTAAATAAAAATTCCTACTTAACGTAGGGTCAAGTCCTGATTGACCTGCCGCCGATAAAGCAGAATTTCTGGCTTGTATAATTTGACCTGCATCTAGCCCAGCAAAGCCACTTACAAAACGGCGATCCAGTTCTGCTAATTGTGCAGAAATATCCCTCTGAGCTTGCGCAGAAGAGTTTTCGTAGTCTTGTATATCCTCACGAATTTGATCACTTTGATTTGCCTGTGCGGTGAATATATCATTTCTTGAATTTTGAGATATTTCTTGATCATCTTCGTACCTGTCAGTGTATGTGTCAAAACTACTCACGAAACCGTCTTGCCCAGACTGAAGGGCTTGCTGATTTTCAAGGGATTGTTGAGCATACAAATCGGCGGAATTTGCCATAGTATCTAAGTTGTCTTGAAGATCACCTTGCCCTCCAAGGACGTTTGCTTGGGTGTCCGTTAATTGCCCCGAAGTAGTAGCAAATCCATCGGAGATAAGACCCCCCGTCAATTCAAAGGCGGTGCCTGTCGCTGCAAGGTTAGCAGCACGGGCCGCTTCTGCCTCTTGAAAACCAGTGTTTACCAAATTTTGTACGTTTGAATTGGCAGTATCAACTGTATCAAATCTACTTCCAACTTCAGCAAAGCCATCCGTGGTGGTTTGATTTAGAGTATTCATCTGATTTGTAGCAGCCGTATTGTACTGCGATAAAAGCCCTTCAATACTATTAAAACCAGAACTCATAGCCCCGGCTTGGGCCAGACCAGAAGTATCTATTTGCTGAACGATTTGTGCAGGTTGAGAACTAGCGGTGCCAGACATTATGCCAGAATTATCTGCCGATCCACCGGTCGCATTAGTATATTCACCAGAAGTTGTAGACGAAACATCTGCCGATCCACTTGCGTTGGGATCAAAAGAGTCGAGCGTACCATTTTTTTGTGCTTTATATGCGTCCTCATACTGCTCAATAGTCATCCCGGTTAAATGACCATAATTATAAGTGTTGGTGGCAGAGTCGTAGTCGTCTATAATATTCATTGGCTTAATAGAAGCACCGCTTGGTTGCGAAGTATCCGCCGAATTGGAGTAGTATAGACTGTCAAAGCCCCCTCCGGGTTTAACTAAGTATTCTTGACCTGCGTTTAAAGAACCTTCAGGTAAAGCTTTTATTTCATACCCCGTAACGGGATCAAACCGTTTATCAGCCATTTTTAGGCCCCTTCATATAATGTGTAAGATGTGTGAATATGCGTCAGCTATAATTTAGGCTGGGGGGATATTCTGTGAACTAAGTCTAGTTAACTAAGTTCTGTCTGTTAGTGTGCTATAATAACATTTAATTAGTGTTCTATCAAGTGTTATAGTAAATTTTTGTGCTTCGATGCTGCACTTCATCCCATACTGCCCTTGTTGGCAAATATTAAAAAAAATCATTTAGATTCTGCACCTAAGTTCTAAACAACCCTTATCTTTAAGTTTTGCGTAGCGTTGGATGTAACCCTGACCGTGCTACTATCGGGGAAGTCGTAATCGTAGTCCGTCCCCAGTACAGCACCTTGGTTAAGCGCCTCCGCATCGTAGTTTACACTGACGCCATCACTTGTAGGGATTGAAGAAGTAGATGTCGTATAAAAGCCGACTGCTAGGTCAAGGCTATCCGTCAAAGTGAAATGGCTTCCATCCGCCACCGCTGCTAGTTGAGTGCTATCCATCCTGTTAAACTCTGTCTCCGCCAGTGCTTCAGTAAGGGCAGGAATTTCAGCGTTTGTGGTAGCGTTCACCCAATTCTCAGTAGTTGTATATTCAACGCCAGATGTTGAGAACTCTGACACTTGAGAGAAGCCGTTAATCGCATACATACGGGTTCCATCAGGCTTAATAGTCATGCCATCAAACTGAATTTTATTATTGACATCATCATCTAGTGCATCGTTTTCATTGGTTGCAATTAGAGTGATGGTTGATGAAAGGTCGTATGCAGTGCTTAAACTATACTCACGATGTTTTGTGCCATAGCCAGAGTGCTCGTAGAAAACGTGCAACGTATTCCCGCTGTCTGCCCAGAAGTGGTTTACAACTTTGTTGATGCTATCAGAGATTCCTGGCAAAGTTAAACTTTGTGTGGGTGTAGTGTTGGTTGAGCTTAATTGATATGATGAAGTCAAAGTGTACTTTTTCATGACTCGGCCTCTATCAAATGTTGTTAGATTAAAGCCGTTATTTATAAATTGAATAGATGGATCATCATTAAAAGCTGATTCCGTATGGCTATGGCTTGCTGTACTTACAGTCCAAGGCGTTGAACACACATATTCAATAATACCGTCAAAGCTAAATTCTTCCCCATAATAGAAACGTGTTCCATCAGGCTTCCAAATTAAACTTGTGGTTGGGTTGCCTGTAAGTGTCTTCGTGTGAACAAATGTCCCGCTAGACATATCCCACGGAGTGCTTAAATCAAACTGAGAGATACGGGGGGCTGGGCCTCCGCCGCCATCAATGACGTACACCTTAGTTCCATCAGGCTTAAACTCAATACAGTCAAAGTCCCCAAGGGAACTTGTCCAAGATGCACCCGCTAATGTTACAAAATCTACAGTCGATAGTTTAGTAGAATTATCGTATGCGTAGTTGCGAGAACCTTCAGCATCGTTGTATTGCCATGTCCCAGAGTTATTTTTAACAATCGGGCGAACACCATCTGTGCCTTTAGCCACGCTCCATGTCGTATGGTTGTCCGTAGAAACTGCATAGTAGGCATTGCCGCCGTTAAGTGCCTCATCAGCAGTCATGCTGTTTATATCAACCCAGTATTGAGTATCGATCTGACCGCCAGAGTTTGTTGTAGCAACTGCATATTGGTTTGTTGTGGAAAAAATATCTTTGGTTTCTAACTCATAGACGTAATGGTTGTATTGAAAGATAAAGGCTTTAGTCCCATCAGCACTAAATCTAACTTTATAGACGCTAGTTAGATCACCAGAAATATTTCCAGAGCCACTTGTTGTCAGGCCATCACTATCTCCAACAAGTGTGGCAGATGAAACATCCCAAGCCGTCCCCAAATCAAACACAAGTATAGCAGGGTTGCTGTTGCTGTTGCTTCTAGTCAAAAGAACAAGTTTAGTGCCATCTGCATTAAAATCTAAAGAGTAGATGTCGCTGCAGTGGGCGCTAAAGCTAACACTTGTGGAAAATGTTCCGCTCGAAGGCACATAAGCTGTGCTTAAATTCCACACTGATACATTGCTGTTATTACTTGCAACTACAAATATTTTAGTTCCGTTGGAGCCAAACTGAAAATCTTTCGGATCTGCCCCTGCCGCATTAACGTATAAGTCAGACCCTGCCCCGTCATACGTTAAGGTCGTAACATCAAAAGCGGTGGATGCGCTAAACACTCTAATATCATCGTATATCTGCCCGACCGTAAAAAACTTTGATCCGTCTGGGTTCCACAAAGCGACCTCTGGAACTACATCAATGTCTAAGTTGCTCACTTCTACATAGCTTATAGTCGATAAATCATATGGGGTCGTTAGGTCGTAACGATACACCTCATCATTAGTAGCCCCAGCCATGTATATTCTTGAACCATCGTGACTAAAGTTAAAACCTCTTGCTCCAGAATCTTGACTAGCAAAGTTATATCTCACACCAGTATAAGCTAAGTCACTTACAACATAACCTTCCAAATAACCCGCAACGGATAGGCCATTGGTAGCATCAACTTCTACGTTCACCATTTCCCAATCGCCAGCCGCAATCGGATAGGACGAAGGCGCTACTTCTTCCGTAAACGTGCCGTCAGTTGCCGTTACCCAAAGACTGCCACCACCCGTGACTTTGATATTTTTATTAAGTTCATCATTGGGCCAAGTGCCTGTGCTCTTCTCAAGTTTACTTATAGAGACCGTGCTATAAAGCTGGTGAACTGTATTAATTTGTCCAGCAAGATATATCCGTGATAAATCAGGAACTACATAGATGGAGCGAGGAAGCGTTTGCAAACTTGAAATATCAAAATCACTGACAAAAGTAACTGTACTCGTAATGTCGTAAGCTGTAGACAGGGACACTTTAAAGATTCTATCGTTTCCGTAACTGACTCCAATTAAAGAATTTCCGTCTTCTGCCCAACCTATACCGCCTTCGTTCTGGCCGCTAATATCTTTGAAACCATCAAAAGACATACCAGAAGAAAGATCGTAAGCTGTCGTTATAGAATACTGATATATTCTAAAGCTACTGCTCACAGCATAAAACTTCGTGCCATCATCGTTCCACGATATGTCCATAACAGTCGAAACGCCATCGCCCGACAGGTTGTAAGATACTGAGCTATAAGTAGCAGATGAAGGGTCAAATTCAGTAGACATATCAAGTTCATATATAATGCCACTCGCCGGACCAGCGGCGTATATTTTGTCAGCGCCGCTTGATGCGGTGTAACTTACGTTGAACAAGAAGCAATAAATACCTGAGCCAATTTTTGCATTGAAATCGCTGCTTGAGTTTAAGGTGGCTGACCCTTGATCGTATGGGGTTGTTAAAGTGTAATGATTGAAAGGCTCCCCATTCAAATCCACCGCATAAAATTCTACCCCGCTTTTGTAAAACTTAATATTCATAGTTTGTGCAAAATTTGGGTTTAGAGAAAGAGCAGTGCCTACTGTATTGCTTTGGCTGAAGCCCGAAAAATCGTTAACTGTAATTTTTGACAGAGATACATTAGTTGCGTAATCATAAATGTTGTAGTTTGATCCTGTAGAGTCTACATCCCACGCACCTTTAGAAGAAAGCCCCGGCTGTGGAACCTCTTTAGTAACACCTACAACGGGCGCTGGAGACGCAGGATCAGTTAAAGTGATTGTCGCCGTTTCGTCTTGAGCAAAAGACTTAGTAAGCGTGCCAAGAGTTCCGCCTACGCTGATTGAATTTTCAATCGTCGTTATCGTACTAGCGTCTATTGATGCAATGTTGCTCAACTGTCTGTCGTTGTTAACGACTACTGTACCGCCTACTTTAATAGCCATCCTCGGATACTCCTATTAGCTAATTGTTGCGTTAGTGTTTACGTTGCCGACAACATCAAGGTTGCCGCTTGCGTCCAGCTTCATCTTGTTCGTTCCGCCTGTGGCGAAATACAAAGACCCGGCGCTTTCAGTGATTGTCCAGCCGCCAATAATTGCATCTGCGCTATATGCTTGCACATCTGTGCCTATGACTAAGCCCAAGTTAGTACGGGCTACGGCGGCATTGTCTAAATCTGATAAATTATTAGTGGAAACCAATGCGTTGCCCGTGTCAAATGCTCCAGCATTCCAAGCAGAGCCTGTCCAAACAAACAAACTATTGGATGAAGAGTTCCAATACAGAGCGCCAGTTACGAGCGCATCACCGTCATTGTCTAATGTTGGTGCAGAACTCTTTGCGCCCAAGTATCTGTCATCGAAGTTATCATAAGATGCAGCGGCTGCAGCGGCAGAGTTACCTGCATTAGTTTCACTTGTTGCAGCATTGGTGGCGGATGTAGCCGCATTAGTTGCACTAATTGCCGCCGCTGCGCTGCTACTGGCAGAGGATGTCGCAGATCCTAAGATGCCATCAACATAAGCTTTTCGTGTGAGATCATCCGCAGCGGTGGGTGTAGCCGTAGATGTGGCTTTATTAGCACCCAGTACAATGTTACCTGTCATTGTGCCGCCCGACAGGTTCAGCTTAGTAGCGTCTTGTGTATCAGAGTAAGACTTACTCACAGCATCCTGTGCTGTGGTAGGATCACCTAAACCCGTGATTTTAGACGTACCCATCGCAATAGCACCTGACATAGTTCCACCAGACAGGTTGAGTTTGAGAGCGTCTTGAGTGTCTACATATCCTTTGCGAGTGAGCGTATCATCGGTAGCAGGCGTGGCTGTAGAAGTAGCTTTGTTTGCCCCTAGAATAATGTCACCAGATAGTGTGCCGCCCGATAAGTTGAGCTTCAAGGCGTCTTGAGTATCTACATACCCTTTGCGAGTAAGCGTATCGTCTGTAGCAGGAGTAGCAGTAGACGTAGCCTTGTTTGAGCCAAGTGTTACGTCACCCGTCATTGTACCACCAGCAAGAGGTAGCTTAGTCGCAATACTGTTTGTTACAGTGGTAGAGAAGCTAGCATCATCGCCCAGCGCAGCAGCCAGTTCGTTAAGTGTATCAAGGGCAGCAGGAGCAGCATCAATTACGCTGGCAATACTTGTATCAACAAAGCCTTTTGTGGCGGCATCTGAGTCAGCCGAAGGTGTGCCAAGGCCAGTAATTTTACTGCCACCCATAGCGATAGCACCAGACATAGTGCCACCAGATAAGTTGAGCTTTAATGCATCAGCCGTATCAGAGTAGGACTTGCTCACAGCATCAGAAGAGGCGCTGGGCGTACCAAGGCCAGTAACTGTATTACCACCCATAGTGATGTCACCAGACATCGTACCCCCAGCTTTGTCCAACTTCAGAGCATCCGCTGTGTCTGTGTATATTTTTGTGGCAGCGTGTTGTGCTGAAGTGGGGTCGCTTACATTAAGCAGTGCCGTGCTTGTGAAATCTACTGTACCATCTACTACAAGGTTATTCAGAGTGGTTGTACCCGAAGAGGCAGTCACGTTACCTGTCAGATCACCAGTAACATCACCTGTGACATTACCCGTTACGTTGCCCGTTACATTACCTGTGACATTACCTGTGAGCGCACCAGTGAAGCCTGTGTTGGCTGTAATGGTTGTACCTGTTATAGCCTGTGGAGTTGTACCGCCAATAACTGAACCATCAATAGTACCGCCATTAATATCTGCGGTAGCTAGGGTGGCTAATCCAGTAGTCTCAGCGGTGGTAAGAGATGTATTACCAAGCACGTTTAGAGTGCCATCGATGTCAGCATTTCCCGCAAGATAGAAATCTTTGTAGCGAACTGCGTTAGTACCAATGTCTACCGTGTTGTGAACATTTGGAGCTAGAGATGTACCCGTATTTGCTACTAGCTCATGCCAGTTTGCTGCATTAGTTGCGTTGGCTGTGCATACAAATATCTGTTTAGATGTAGTATTAATCCAAATCGAACCTACTGCATAACCTTCAGTTGTGTCATTGGTGGAAATAGGGCTGCTAGAACTAAAGTTGTTTTTACCGCCAACTCCCCCGTGTTCTGGCGGCAGATAGCCAGAAACTGAAGTAGCCAATGCGATAGGCTGCGCATCACCAACGCCGCCTGTGTGACCGTGACCTGTGGTAGCATTGAATGCAGCC